AAGTGTCGTATTCGATAAGACCTTCGGTGTCAACATTGATCGGCAGGTATTGGGGCATCGCATAAACGGTTTTGACTCCGTTGTATGCGACAGCCCAACCCGCGACTGTGATTGACGATCCGACAACAATCTCGTTTGGTGTAAGCGTTGTTACGCAAACATAGCCAGGAACGATGACGCCGTATTGAAGTGTGTAAGTCGCTGCCATAGCGACCTCCGATCAGGCCTGAGTGATCTTGCGAATCATGCTGGGCACTGCTGCAAACGTTGAGCAGTAAGCATGGACCGAGAACAAGCGACTGAGCGTTGCTGGTTGTTCAACCGACAAGATTCCGCGTACTGATTCGTAATACTCAAAAGCTTTTTGGCTATTGGTAATGACCATGGTCTTCGCAGCGAAATTCGAGTCAACCACGATTTCCAAGCCGAGCGGGTTGGAGCCGACCCAAGTGGTTGCGTTTCCGCCACCGAGAGCGTTCTGACCGGCAAGACCAGCTGCGCCGACATACGGGAACAACGGACGGTTGCTGGAGTCAACGACCTGTCCCAACTGACCCCAAACGTCTGGGCTAACGAAGATGGTGTCAGGGAAGAAGTTGGTTCCGTTTGAAACATCAACTGCGGCGTCATAGATGGACTTCATCAAGTCAACTGCGGTCAAGTCCCATACGCCCGATGAGGTTGCAGCGGTGAGAAGTGCGTCGGCTGCAATGTCGTCAGTCTTGAGCATGAGTTCGCCCATGAGGTCATCCATGATTAACTGCATTGCTGCAGGCGACGTAAAGTCAATATCTTGCATGGACAAACTCACCTGTCCCGCTACGGTGGTCTTAGAAATTGTGTTCGAGGCAATCACCATTGTGGTGGCCGACACTGCATCAAACTCTGCCGATTGAGCGGCCGTTGATGTATGAGTCGTGATGGTCGGGCGCAAAAACGTTTTTTGCTGACCGTTGTCCGGGTAAGCGCGAGCGCCTAAACGGTTGACGACTGGACGGACGAAGTTAATGTTCTGAACGAGCGGTCCCAAAACGGGGACTGGGAGCAAGCCTGGAGTGTTGGTCGTGGCGACATCGCCTGCAGCTGCTTCGTAGGTTGACTGATGTTCAGCCTTCCAATCGGTGACTGATGCGTTTACCTTTGCGAAAGTTTCTCCGCCCTGGTGGAAAGCGGCCATCCACTCGCCAGCCGAAGGAAGGCGCGGAGCCTTCTTTGCTGATGCAAAAATGGTGGGTGCGGTTGGTGCGGCTTCAGGTGCTGCGGCTTCAATATGTTCCGACATGGTTGTCTCCTCGACTTGTGGTTCTGTAACTGAGATTTCGTCGGGAGTCATGTCCGCTGAAGCGGCCACATCTGTGATCGTAGCACCGCTAAAGGCGGGTATGGGGACAAGGCTCAACTCACGCCATACGGCTGAGGTGATGATGATGGTCCCGTCCTCTGCACGGGTGCTTGTAAGAACGTCCACACCAACTGACACATTGTCTAGAACGCCTTCTTTGGCGAGTTGCAAGGCTTCGTTCCCTGCGACAGTGTCGGCGATCTTGGCGCTGAACATCATGCCTTCAGGCGTTTCGGTGCGTGAAGTAACAAGTCCAACAGGCTGACTTGAGTCGTGGTACATAAACAGTTTCGGTGCTTTACCGTCAACGGGGAGTGAGCCTGGTGCGAACTGCACCGATGTCCCATCCGAGACAGTTGCGGAAACGCCATAAGGCGCGGCCACACCCGAAATTGTGCGGGTCGGTGCTTCACCAGCTGCGGCTTCAACATCAACTGCGAAACCTGCGGACAGGGTTAGTTTCATGAATTTGTCTCCTCAATAGTTTCTGTCATGTCGGGAGTTTCGGTCATCATTTCGTCTTTCATCATTGATTCCAAATAGGAGTCAATGTCAAACTTGACATAAGTGCCACGGGGCAAAACATTGTTTCCACTCAATGTTTGCGACACACAGTCCAGATATTGACGTGCACCAAACAGGAGCAAGTCCTCGCGAGCACCAGCAGACGTGGAATATTGGTAGGCGCCTACGTCGAATCCAGCAAGGTAAAAGGGGATATTGCCGAGCCTGCACATTTCTTTTCCGCTGAAGTCTGCGGACTCAATCATCAACATATTGTCCGGCAACGCTTTAGTTTCGTCGTACTGCAGGAACTCGTTAAGTGCGGCCGTCTGGTTATTGACTCGGGCAGAGTTAAAAGCGGTCGCAAGGTCGGCAAGTTCTTGAGCCGATAGTGGTTCTCCGCCTGTCTGCTTTAAGACTCCAGACGGGAGCGATGATTGGGCGTTACGGTAACGCGACTGTTCAACACGAAGCGCAGTTTCAATCGCTGTTTGCGACTGGTAAATGATTCCTTGAACGGGACTAATAAATTGCACAAGATCGTTTGGGTCTAACATTCCGCCTTGGAAATACACCTCTTTTGAAGGTGCGAACCACACTGGGCCCGCTTGGTCTTGAGTGTTAACGGAGCCTGCTGGGAGTCGTGTAAACGATGCAGGGAAACCGTCAGCGGTACGACTGGTTATGTACCAAAATGCACGGCCGTAATAAAGAAGATCGTCCAGCGTCCAAGCCATAAGTGTCGCATACGGGATCGTAGGATCGGGTTGACGCAACCATGAACGAGGCGCAATATAGACACATTCCATTTCTTTTTCTGTGTCATTCCAGACCTCGTTGTACATCTGCAACTGGGTGGACGAGATAACAGAGGCGAGAAGGTCACGCGCTCGACTTAACGTCGGAATGGAATTGGCACGGTTACGGGCGTCGCCTTCGTAATACGCAAAATACTGCCCGATGAAGTTTGCGCCCTGATTTGACTGGTAGGTGCCATACGATCCAGCAGCTGCGGCCTTGTGGGATTCGTCAATAGGACTGATCGCCGCTTTCGTCACTTGTCTTGAGAAAATGCCCACTGGGATATCCGATCTTTAGGGTGTGATGGGCAAGCCCGACACCTGCCCACCACAGACCCACAATAGTTCACCCGACCACCATGATGGGTTTAGCGCGGTTCTGATATTTGCTAGACAGAGCAATGCCCCACACTGCACACTTCGCCAACTCAATCGGACCAGGCGACGACTTATGCGAAAGCGTGACACCCATCCCCGTCTTAAGCAGCACCGCACGGTTCATATGTTCCGACAAAGTGAGTTGCCCCAAATGCTTGACGCGTCCCTCCAAAATCATCTTTTGCGCAAGACCCGTGAACTTAATTAATTCCGCTTGACCGACCACGGTCATACGACGACGGAAACCTAACGGTGCATGAATCTCAAGAGTCGGAGTAATCGCCAGGGCAACAAGTTTGTCGGCCATGACTCGATCAATCTCAGTCCACAACGCAGTCTCGTTATCAACAATGAACTCAACAAACGTCGTAACAACACCATCAACCATTGACGATCTGACGCCGACATAACGGTTTGTGTCCATTGACATTTCCACGGCAAGGACGCCGCCTTCCGGCATCGGTCCTTCAATTTTGCAGGACGCCCAGACGCCCTCCTCCAGCCAACTGCCTCGACTACTGATCCACATATTTAAGTGAGCACGTAGGAAACTGTCTTTCTTTGACACCGCCTGGAGCGCCTCAATCGTGATCGTTTTACCCAACGCAGGATTAGCGTAAACCCAGTTATTTGGGTCGCGCCAGTCCCGATCTCCAATAGACCACTCAGCGAAATACAGTCGCGACTGCTCGCCGTTCTCAATCTCCGAGATAGCCGTCTCGCGCATATGAATCATGGCCGTACTTGACTCATCCCCAGCCGTGGACCAGCAACTCAAAAGAGGAGACTTGCGAGCAATTTGAGAAGGACGCAAAGCCTCCGACAAACACTTCTCCGACACATTGAAAAGTTCGTCCACCACGATCAAGTCATAAGATCCGCCATGCAAATTTGGAGAAGCTGCACGAACCTCCCACATAGACCCGTCCGGCATTGTTACCGACTTACGACCAAACGTCCTCATTGCCTTAGCACCAAAAAGGTCAACAAGGATCGGAGCCAGGCTATTAAAGATTGCTTCCGCTCGATCCAAACGGTTAGCGACCGACAAGATGTTTTGAGGCTGGCCGCGCAACTTAGCAAAGTCAGTTAGCCACCAACCGATCATCGCACCGAGCCCAACCGATTTACCGTTCTGACGCGCCGTACTGCATAAAGATTCACGGAACTGCAGGTCACCATTTTCATAGTGCGACAACTGACCAGACAAAGCCAACAACTGCCACTCAAAAAGACAAATGTTTTGG